TTTGAACTGTTCGTCCGTGATGCCCATGCCGGCGATTACCTGCTTGGCTTCATTGCCGAGGAAGTCATCGTCGTCGATTTCGACTCTTCCCGTCGGGCGATGGTCCTGCGATCGCGCGCGCAACTGCCGATCGGTTTCGTCCTCGAAGTCTTCGTCGCTGCGGCGGCGCGGGGGATTCTTGGCATCCAGGAACTCTTTCGCCGACTTGGCCGCGAGGTAGAGAGCCCCGGGGTCTTTCGCGGACTTCGGGTTGAGATCGACGGCTTCCTGGAAACGCGCCGCGGTCTCTTTGAACAATTCCGACTTCTGATCGCGGAGCTCCGGAAATTTGTTCATGATCTTCGCGTCGGTGGTGATCGCGCGTTCCCGCCGGCCAACCACTTCCTTCGCGACCGCCTTGGCCGCTTCCACCGCGATGCGCTGCGCTTGGGCCGCCGTGACGTAGCCGCGCTTGGAGAGAGCTTTCGCACCCTCTGCCGCGATGTCAGCGACCATCTTGTCGGCGGTGTCGTCGTCCGGCACGTCCGCAGCGTCAGCGTCGACAAACTGTTCGGTGTCGAGCTCGTCTTCTTCCACCACGGGCTGCTCGGCGAGGGGAGCATTACCATTGCGTGCGATGCGCGCCCAGGCCTGTTCGGATTGCTTGGCTTCCCTCAGCTCGCGCTGGAGGCTTTCAAACTGCGATTTGTCGATTGTGACCTTGTCGTCTTTACCCTGGCCCTCAGCGGGCACGACGGGCTGTTCTGCATCCTCACGGATGACTTCTTCTGGCACTATTTACTCCTCAGGAAAGCCCTTGCGACTTTCCGAATTCTGTTTGGCCGTAGAGCTCCGCGCGCTTCGGCACATACACGCGATTGCAGGGAAGGCAGAGGACGCGGTACTTGCCGTTCTCGAAGTGCACCGCCATCTCACCTTGCGGTCCACACTTGCCCTGCAGCTTCAGCTCGTCATACTTGGTTCCACACTCCGAGCATTCCCCCAGGAACTTGCCGGTGGAGATGGCGTTGAGCGCTTCGATGTGGCGGTGCTCACATGGAATGCAGATCTTCACGCCGCCGGGCTGGTGAATGAATTCCAGCGGACTGCGGAACTTCGTGCAGTAGGGGCACTCCTCGCCGATGATGATCGCGTGGCTCACGGTTCATCCGCAACGGCGCCGATCGGCTGAAGGTAGCAGGTACCGTCTCCGCTTCGTTGAGCCTCTTGCGCCATCCGGAGTATCGAGCCGCTGAGATTCTGGAGGCGGGCGAGCTCCTCTAGATTCGACCATTCAATCTGGCCGCTTCCATCTTGGCGAACGGTGATCTTCGCGGTCCGAGAAAATCCCATGAGGCTATTCCTGAGCAGCGCTGGGATCGGCCGTCGGAGGAACGGGCTTCAGTTCCGTCGGCTGCGCAACTTGGGATCCCGCAACTCCCGAATCGCCGTTGGGCGCCGGCGCGGGAACTTCCGGCTTGGGTTCAGAAAAGGATTCGGGCTCGGGCGTGCACTCCGCCCGGATGGCATCGGCTATGTCCACCGACTTCTGAGCGATTTTGCCCACGTCCAATCCGCCGTGATCGATCCCATGTTTGGCCAAAAGGCCCGAGGCGACCGTGGCCGCCAAGTATGCTCTGAATTGTCCGTCCATCATTTCATTTCTCCTGATTTAGTAATCACCGCCGCCGCGAAGCATCTTGCTCGCAACACCAGCCCACTGAGGCGCGGCCGCTGGATTGACCGCCGGTTTCTTTTCCGGGAACGTCTGACGAATGTGGGCCTGAAGCGCTCGCCGGCTTCCGTGCTGAGCCGTGGTCACGGGGTTCGGCCGATAGCCGTGGTTTTCGTCGCGCGGCTGGATGTGCGTGGTCTTCGAGATGAAGCCACCGTTGTCGGTCTCTTCGATCTCCATGTGCTTCTTGCCCTTTGGAGCGGCCCCGTTGACCTTCTTCAGGTTGGGGTTGGCACGCTTCGCCGCGGGTGAGGCATCACGCGTTTTCTTCGCGAGGATTGCCCCCGCGGCTTTCGCGCCGTACCCTTCCTTCTCGATTTTCGATTGAACGGCTTTGAAGCTCATAGCTCTGATACCTCTTCGTCGGGATAAATTGCGATCGAGGAAACTGCATCGACCTGGCCGGCATCGTCAGAATCGGCGGGGCGACCTGGCGGCGGAACGAATCCGAAAACGCGCGGCCTCACGATGGGTTGCCCGAACTGATCGAAGATCACTTGCGTTTCTCCGGCCTCACTTCCGCAATCAAAATATCCGGCACAGTCAGCGCCAGGCGCAGACCTGCGATCTTCCCTCGCACCTTGGCGGTCACCGCGGCGTCGAGATCGCTCTCCAATTCCGTGCTGAGCTGCTGGATGGTGTCCGCGATCCGCTCCCTCACCAGCCCATAGCCAGGCGAAATCAGGAGCTCTTGCAGCGCGTCCTTGTCGCCGGCGTCGAGAAGTTCTGGCATTACAACTGTCCGTTCTGAGCCTGCGGAACGTTCTGCGCCCCTACCGCGGCCGGCGGAGGCGGAACGTCACCGGGCGTACCCGTTGGCGCCGGTACTCTCGGCGGACCTGGCGGTGCTGCGCCCTGCACGCCTCCGACGCCTCCCTGCAGGCGCGCGAGGATTGCGGGGTCCATGTTGTTGGCCGGGTGCGCTGCCAGTGCCGTCTGTTGGATCAGTTGCGTGGTGAGGGCCGACATCATCTGCTTTTGCCGCATCTGCCGCTGATGCTCCATGATGTGTTTCACCATGAGGCCGATCGCCTGTTCGTCGCGGTCTTTATTGCGGCGCTCGTCTTCGAGCTGCTGCGTGTGCGCGGCGATGTGTTGCTGATCGTTGTCCTGCGGGTTGACGTGGATCGTCTCGCCTTCGAGCAGCTCAGTCCACTCTTCATCGGGGTCTTTCGATCGATCCGGAGCCGGCGGCCGCGGAACCATCGAGGCGAAGTCGGTGATGCCGAACTCACGCGCTACGCGGTTGGTGAGTTCCCACAGCGCCAAAGGATTTTGTACGATCAGCGGATTCTGCATCGCCAACCCGGCGAAGCCGAGCAGTTCCTGTTTCTTGGCCTGGCGCGCCCAGATCGAGGTGGCGAACTTCAACTTGAAGTCGTACTTGCCCCCGAACTCTTTGGGCGTCATGAACGCGCCGCCCAGCTTTACATCGAACAGTCCGTTCGCCTGTTCCTCCGTCACGCGGAAGAAGAGCCCCGGCTGCGTCTTCGGAACCAGGTCGCAGTCGAGGTCCCAGAAATCGCTGATGATCCCTTCCATGTCCTCACGGAGGATGGTGGAATCGAGATAGGCGCGGACATTGCCCTCTTCGATCAGGGCGAGCTGGCCCGCCGCGGTGCGTGGTGCGTTCGGTCGATCGATCGCGCGCCCCATGGATTGATCGGTGATGCCAGTGACGCGTTCCGCGATCGCGACCAGGTCCTGTTGACGCGAGATGGCGAAATCGAGATTCGGCGTCAGCTTGACGACGTTGACCGAACCAGGATCTTCGGTGGGGTATGCCTTGCCGGGCTCCAGCTCCATGACGCCAGGTTTCATTCCGCCGCCTGGTTTGAAGAAGACGATCGGCCATACCGACAATTCACCCGCGGCCTGAAACAGGCGCGAGTTGTCGGTCAAGTCGCCTTCCAGATCTTCCAGCAGCGCCCCGAAGCCCTTTGGGCGATAAGTGCCGTCTTTGATGAGCGTCGACTCGACGAACGGCCGGCGCTTCTTCATCTTCGGGTAGAGCTGAAGAAGGTCCTGCACGCCGACGATTTTCCTGACGCCGGGGATGAACTTCACCACCCAGTCGGCTTCGAACAGCTCGCGGCGATCGAGATTGTCTTCCTCGCCGTCCTTCTTCTGACTCTTGAGCGGCCGCCATTTCCCGTACCACTCCCAGACCCATAGCAGCCTGCGGCCATACATGAAAGAGTCGTAATCGACGCCCTCCGATCGCTCGCGCTCTTCGCGCACCGGGTCCTGACCTACCAGCGTGTAATCGTTCGAGGGACCTTGCTTCGCCCACTCGATCAGCTCTTTGACCATCGCCGGGTCACTTGTGCCCTGATAGAGCGTGCCATCGCCTCGGACCAAGTCATCGATCGACACCGGTACCCTGCGGATGACGAAGCTAAATTCCTGCAGCGATGTGACGCCGCGCTCCGCAGGAACCATGAGATCGTCGGGCTCGAGCGGGAAGAAGCCCGGCCCTTCGTAATCGCAAACCCTGACCGGCTTGCCGCCTTTCAGCGTGGTGTACTCGTCTCTCCACCAGGGCCGATAGGCTGCACTCCAACCGTTCAAAACGCGTCTGAACTGGAACACGCAGAGCGGGTTGATCAGCGCCATCTGGTTGAAGACCCGCGAGGTCATGTAACAGCCGATCTTCGCGACCTTCGCCGCGTCAGATGGCCCTGTTGACTCCGCCGTGATCTGGGCATCGTCTCCCAGCAGGGACTGGATATCGCGGGCCAGCTTGTTGAAGCACTGCCACTGCGTGAGCGGTACAACGTGGTTCGGCTTGTCCTCGTCGCCAGCCTTTGCGGGGTCGACGCGCGCTTCCCAGTTCTTCAGCCAACGCGCGCAGTTCTGCGACCAGCGAAGGTGGGACGCTTTGCACAGGAGGAAGTCCTGCTCGATCCGTTGGATCAGGCGTTCCTGCTCGGCCGGGGAGATCGTGAGCTGAAAGGTCTTTGGCATCAGATGCCGTCACCGCCACCCATGTAGCTTCGAAGCGTTGCGTTCGCCGTAAAGCGGATATCGTCTTTGAGTAGCTCCGCCGAGGTTTTGAAGCTCATGCCATACGGTGCAAGCTGATAGCTGATTGGAGGCAGGGGCGAGCTCGCGCGGTTTGCCGCCGGCACGCTGAAACACCCATCGGCGCCGAGCTCCATATCGAGAATCGAGGCACGAAACGACGGCGGCAACGGCGCCGGCCGCGGCGCGATGTATTCCGACTCGACATACTTCGAGCAAAACGTCGCGTGATCGCGGCCGCCGAACGTGCACGCCTCGCAGCACATTTCCGGGTTCGGATTGTAAGGGTTCGAGCGGTTTCCGTCGCGATCAGTCACAGAATCATTTCCTTGGGGACGCCATCAACCAAAAACAGCAGAGCGTGATTGGGGCAGAAGAACTTCCAGCCGACCCGCTTCCATCCGGCCGGCGGCGAGGGCAGCGGAAGATCTTGCCCGCGATGAACAGTGAACGTCACGGCCTCGACGAGCTGACACGCTGAGCACCGATACCGGACGGAAACCTC